TCTTAACAGATGGTACTTTAGGCGTAGCGCAAGGGTTAAGTATTGACCTAACCCCTGATGCATTTACCTTGTCGGATGGTACGTTAAGTATCACTTATGAGGCAGATGTTAGTCTCACAGCAGATACGTTTACCCTGACTGACGGTACACTGGGTATATCGCAAGGATTTAGCGTCAATCTCACACCGGATGCCTTTACGCTATCCGATAGTACGCTTGGTGTTACTTATGAAGCCAGTGTTACATTAGTTCCCGATACCTTCACGCTAACGGATGGTACATTAACTGTTCGTCCAGAACAGGAAACCCGCGTTACCCTGGGAACTGATGCGTTAACACTGGCGGATGGCACGTTAAGCATTGCACAGGGTTTTGCAGTTGATCTGACTGCTGATGCATTTACCTTAACGCCCAATACTTTAACAGTCCGAGCAGAGCAGGAAGCCCTTATTACGCTGGGCGTTGATAGTTTTACGCTTACAGATGGCATTCTTGGTATTAATCAAGCAGCGGCAACCAGTGTCAATCTAACGGCTGATAGTTTTACATTAACGGATAACGCTCTGTCGATTCTTCAGACAGAAGAAGAATTTATCAGTGGTGGTGGTCCTGATGTTAGTGATCTCGCCAGAGAAGCACATTGGGAAGCACTACGACTAGCAATATATGATTACTACAGAATAACTTAAATTGCCATAAGGCAAAGCCGCCTCCGGGTTTTCGGGAGATATACAGCCGCCGTGTTACGGGCGATAGAGGTAGAAAAAATGAGTGAAGAATTGGAAGAGTTTGTAAATAATTCATCAGAAGATGAAACGGTAGAAACGTCTCCAGAAACAGAGACAGATGCGCCTACGGCATCCGAACCAACCGAAGAATCTCATGAACCAGAAATGGTTCCCCTCGCAGCAAAGCAGGCAGAGAAGCAAAAGCGACAGGAAGCAGAACAACGCAACAGAGAACTAGAGCGTTTATTGCAGTCGCAAAACCAACAGCCAAAACCGGATATTTTCGAGAATCCAGAGCAAGTCCTTGGAAGTTTAGAAATGAAGCTGAAGGCAGAAATGTCAGAAGCTTTAGTTAAAGACGCCCATGCAGACTATGACGATGTGATGGATCATTACGAAGATATGGTAAGGCAAAATCCCGCAATACATGCCGAAATCATGCGCTCTGCGTTACCCGCGCGGCAAGCATATAACATGGCAAAGGATGACCTCCTGATGAAAGAAATCGGAGATCCTTCGACGTATCGGGAAAAGCTTAAGGCTGAAATTCTGGCAGAACTGGAAGGTAAAAAAGCAACTCCGCCTGACCTAACAACGGCTAGAAGTTCTGGCGATAATGTTACAGCCTCGATGGTGAGGGATGTTAACGATATTGATTTAACAGAGCTTTTAGGGAGATAACTTAAGAGGTAAATCATGGCTAACGTACAGATTGACTCAGGTAATAGGGTCAAGAAATTTTTAGCGGATTTCTTCCGCGAATACGTCCGCGAAGGCCGTTTCTCAAGTGAGACCGGCACATCAAACGACAATGTGATCGTAATCAAGAAAGATAAGAAACAAATATCTATTCCTTTGATTGCGAAACTTTCCAGTCAAGGTAAGAGTGGTTCAGAGACATTGAGGGGATCGGGTGAAAACCTACAGAACTTCCAAATGGTTCTTACTCCGACTTACCACCGCAATGCTGTTGAATACGACAAAGAAGAAGGCGACAAACCCGCTTTTGATCTGATGACAGCAGCACGGCCTGCACTGATGGACTGGGCAATGGAACTTAAGCGTGACCAGACGATTCTGGCGCTGGGTGCGGTTTCGGCCAGTTCGACCTATATCGACTATGGTGCGGCTTCAGCTGCTAATCATAACACTTGGGCAGTAGCTAACAGTGATCGAATCCTTTACGGTTCGACGGTTGCTAACTATTCAGGTGTCCATGCAACTGACTTGGCAAACTGCGATACCACAGCCGACCGTGGAACTGGTGCAGTTATTGCCTTGTTGAAGCGACTTGCCAAAAACGCCAGTCCGAAGATACGTCCGAAGCGTGTTGCTAATGGCCGTGAATATTTTGTGGCCTATTGCGACTCATATGCATTCAGAGATCTTAAGTCAGATCTTCAGACCAGCCACCAGAATGCAATGCCGCGTTCGAGAGACAACATTCTCTTTCAAGATGGTGATTTGGAGTGGGATGGTGTCATTATCAAAGAATTACCGGAAATCGGTGACTTCATTGATGGTGGCAGTCCTATCGTGGGCGCTGATTTTACAGCGGGTGCTGACTGGTCGTCACTGGCAACCGCAGGTGCTTCAAATACCCGTGTAAGTCCGATCTTTTTGTGTGGTCAACAGGCTGTTGGTTTCGGCCTGGGTCAGGCTCCACTGATTAAAGTGGACGCAACCTGGGACTATGGTTTCCAACCCGGAGTAGCCATCGAATGCAAGCACGATATCGACAAGGCATTCTTCCAATCAGATATTCAGCACGGTGTTGTCACTGGCTGGGTTTCTGCGCCCATTTCAGCTTAGGAGGTAAATCATGGCTGGTGAAACTACTTATGCAGACGGTTACACAACCACTGCGTTTAAATCCTTTGGTGACAACATGGGCGTACTTGATGTCACGCACGAAATCACAACCGGTGAGCTTGAGCTTGCTGATGTGATCGTGTTTGGCAAAGTACCAGCAGGTGCAACGTATGTCGGTGGTTATGTTGCTGCTGATGACCTGGACACAGCTACAGCACTGGTTATCACCATTGGTGATGACGACGACGCTGATGGTCTGTTGGCTTCTAATACGGTAGGTCAGGCGGGTGGTATTGCAACCTTTGATGGTGCATATATCATCAATCAGACGACAGTAACCGCAGAGAAGTCAATTTCTGTCACAGTCGGAACAGCAGCGGGAACGGCAGCGGCCGGAACCATGCGTGTTGTTTTGTACTACACAACCAAGTAAAGGAGGGGGGCTTCGGCCCCCTTTTTATCATGGCAACGACTTACGCGAATAATTACATGAAAAATGCTTTCAAGTCTTTTGGAAGCAATCTGGGCGTGCTTGATGTTACACACGAAATCACAACAGCTGAATTAGGCACTGCTGACAAAATCGTTTTTGGAAGAGTTCCGAGTGGAAGTTCTATTACAGGTGGCTATATAGCTTGTGACGACCTGGATGCTGTTACATCAATCACTATTGCTGTTGGTATTTTTGGCGGTGATGCTGATGCGTTATTAACGGCCAATACAATAGCACGAACGGGCGGAATAGCAACGTTTGATGGTGCTTTGATTCTTAACAAAACAACAACATCAAGTGAAGTGGAAATTGCTTTAACTATCGGTGTGGGGTCAGGAACACCACAAGCAGGGACCGTGCGCATTGTTACTTTCTATTCAACGCTTTAATCATGGCAACAAAAACAGAAATAGCAACCAAGGTTTTGCAGAAACTCACTGTCCTTGAGGCCGATGAGACCCCATCTACTGAGGATTTAACCTTAGTCGAAAGCAAATACGACAGTGTTTATCCTCTACTAAAATCAGAAGACTTGGTTAATTGGGGATCTGGTGAGGACATACCAACCCAAGCGGTGATACCTGTTGTGGGATTGGTCGCGAGAGAATGTATCGAAGAATTTACTGTTCCGCAGCAAATTATGCAATCATTAATGATTAATGAGGGCAGATACAAGCGACAATTAAAAGCTTTGGAATATAACTATTATGTTCCACTAACAGATTTTGAATATTACTGATGCGAATACCTGTAACAACATCGTTAACGATTGAGGACTTTACCGCCGGTGTTGTCACCGTTCCCGTATCTATAACAAAGAATTGCATTTTTGGTAAACGCGCATCGGGTCAAGTTTTTGCAACTCAAAGACCGGGCACGAATATCTTTTTAAACGTATCGGATACAGCGGTTACTGACGTTCAGGGAAGGGGTATTTATTACTGGGAAGCTGTCGACGCGATTTACTTTGTAAACAACGACGAAGTTTATAAAACCAGCTATACCGGCGCACTAACTGGCGCATCAATGACAGCGGGAACCGAAAGAGTGGAGTTTTTCGAAGTCGGTGATTATCTGGTTATAATTGATTCTGAGAATAATCAAGGATTCTGGATAACTTCCGCGGCGTCGACTGTGTTAGTCGAAATTGCAGATGTAGACTTCCCACCTAAACAAACACCAGCATTGACTCTTGCCAAAGGGGGTGCGGTATTAAACAAGACGTTATTTGTCATGACAACTAACGGTCAATTGTGGAACTCCGGTGTTGAGGACCCTGTTAACTGGGCTGGAACGGACTTTATCGAGGCTGAAGTGGCAACGGATGGTGGCGTGATGTGCTGGCAACACTCGAACCATATCGCTGCTATTGGTAATCGCTCGATTGAGTTCTTCTATTGGGCTGATAATCAGGTGGGC